CACGCTGGGGCACACGGTTTTTTATGGCAAATTTTTGGAAATATCGAACGGCGGTGGCTATGCAATCATTATGAGCACGATGGAACAAAATTTTCCGAAGCTGGAACGCATGATACAGGACATCTTCCGAGGATGATATGCCTTCATTAAGAACAAGGATCAACGCATTTTTCAATCCGCCATCAGCTGAGGCTGAGACGACCGCCGCGCCGGCTGTACAACAGTCTATTGTGGCCGAGTATCAGAAGCTGAAATCAGACCGGGACCGGATGGCGATCATCAAGACGTGCAGGCAGATGTATGCAACAGATCCACGCGTGAAGAAGGCGCTGAGGATGTATTCGACAGACCTGGTGAAGGCTGGTTTTCTAATCAAAACCAAGGATGAACTGGCAAAGCAGATCGCAACGGAGCTGCAGACACGGCTCGGGTTGAATAAGAAATTGCAGGACGTGGTGCGTCTCACCGGCCGCGATGGTGATTCGTTCTATGAAAACGTCGTCGATGGAGAGCTAAACATCGTCGAAGTGAGCCGCAAGCCCACCATGAGAATGAGACGCAACAGCAATAACGCGGACAAGCTGGACGATCCGCAACGAGCGTTTTATATGGTGGATGAAATGTACACGGGCTTTGGCATCCCGAAAGATGCGGTCTTTTTCCCCGAATGGCAGATCATCCATGCGCGCTGGGAGCACGACGATGAGAGTCGTTACGGGGTCCCGATGTGGGCATCTGCAACGGGTTCGTTCAAGCGCGTGAGCGAGGGTGAAACGGATATGGCTGTGCGGCGCAAAGTGCGTGCGGGCATGAGACTTCTGCATGTTGTGGAAGGAAATGAAGCGGATGTGAAGGCTTATAAGGAAATGAACCAGAAGGCGTTGGATACACCAACCGCAGCGCATCTGGACCTGTTCTCGAACAAGCCTGGCTCGATCACGGCGATCCAGGGCGATGCGCACCTGAATGAGATCAACGACATCCTGCACCAGGTGGCGACGATGTTCGCGGCGTCCGATGTCCCGATGGAGCTGGTGGCATATGGCGAGGGCTTGAACAGGGACATCCTGGGCGAGAAAAAGGACGAGTACGATGAATCACTCGACGATGGCAGGGAATGGGTCACAGAAGAGTTTCTGAAGCCTTTGCTGGAACGCCAGTGGTTGTTGAAGGGAATCCTGCCCGCCAACGTGAAGTATGAGATCGTGTGGCGCCTGGCGAAGAAGCTGACGCCTGCGGACCTGCGTGACCTGGGCGATGCACTGGCCAGGCTGCGTGTGCTGGGCGTGAAGGAGGAGATCATCCAATCCATTGCGGCGCTGTATCTTCGGAATGTGGACGTGGATATTCTCAACTCGGATGGTATCAGCGCGGAGCAGTTCGCGAAGAGTTTGCAAGGAATTTCAATTTAGTGATTTTCCACGAAGAACACTAAGGAACACGAAGGAAAGAATGTCTGATTATTTGAAGTTGACCGTAGAGAGCAACCCTGTGCAATTGGCCTTACTGCCTATTGAAGAGTTTACGCTGGGGGAAATCGTTGGGCATTGGGAAGTGCCAGATGCAATATGGGCGACGGATAACGACTTCGAGATCCCAGTATTGGATATGGGATTGCAAGCGCAAGCGATAGACCTGCCTTTTATTGGTTGGGGAAGCATCAGCCGAAAGCGCAGAATGATGGGAACGTGGCATTTTTATACAGAGGATTACCGCTTCGAGGGACTGTGGAAGAAACCCGCTGAGATCGTGAACACGTATTGCAAGAATTGTGTGGAGCCAAACTTCAGCGTTTATAACCAGATGCCTTTGGCAGTGGCGATCTGGGGAACCTACCGCAAACGATGGATCGCCCGATGGTGGCAGAGCCGAGGCATAAGGGTGTTCGTGGACATGAACGTGGCAGAGAAGTTCGCCCGATTGAATTTGATGGGCGTGCCGAGAGGCTGGAAGGCTTATGCAACAAGAGGATATGACGCACGACTGCATGCAACTGAGCGAGAATTTGCGCTGGCTTGTGAACATGCGGAAAGCGAGAGCATCTTGTTCGTGGTGTATGGGGGGGGAAAGTCTGTGAGAGATCATTGCAGGCAATGCGGTTGGTTATGGTTCGATGAGACTATGACAGAGAGAAGAAACAAGAAAGAGGTGATCTATGGCTAAATCAGGTGGAAGCGGGGGAAGGGCGAAAGGGAAGCCCGGTTTCAAAAACGCGCTTGATGAATTCCGTTTCGTGCAACGTCGTATTGCTGCGGGTGGATTGAAGCCAGGAGAACGAAGACAATTGGAGCAGAGATCAGAGCGACTTGCCAAGCAGGTGCTTAGAGTGAGATGACCGCAAGGTGAATGATGTCTCTTATATTAAATCGCATCGAACTGACCGAAAAGACGAAGGCTGACAAGTTAATTGATCAGCTTGAGAAGATTTCCCTGGGACGCATGTACCAGGCTTCGTTCAAGGCGGTGATACGGTTGCAATTATTTTTCACAGGCAGAACGCATGAGCTAATAATGGACTTTGGTGAAAAAGTTCAAGCGTTGATCCTGAAGAAAGCCGGCAAGGACCAGGTGCTGGATGGCACGAGTGGCTATGTCGTGCAGACCGAAATGCTGAAGATGTGGGGAGATCTGTTCAAGGAATGGCAGGATGAATTGCAGGCGGTGAGGCGGGAGGCGGCGTCGATCCCGTTTGGAGTGATGGCGGTGATGCATGAGAGATTGGTGATGCCCGCGTTGAATGAAAGCCATCCGCAGATTTCGCAGATGTCGCAGATTGAAGAAGCACGATCCGTTGGAGGTGTGTTCGAACGGCAGTTGCAAATGCTGCTGGATATAGCGGCGGAGCATTTGTATGGGGATGGGATGAATCTCTCCGCACGGATCTGGAAATGGGACCGTGAGAGCCGTGACGGGATCAACCAGGTGCTGATGGATGGGATCGCAAATCAACGAAGTGCCTGGGATATTGCAAAGAACTTGGAGCAGTATCTCGGTGCGAATGAAGATTGCCCGCGCTGGACTTCGACGCGATTGTACGGCCGTACGAAGATACAGATCGCTGCAGGCGACACGACCGGATTGGTTTCGAGACCATGTGATGGACGCGGCGTTTCGTACAACGCTTTACGCCTGGCACGCACGGAGATCCAGAAGGTGCATGCGCTGGCCACGGACCGGATCATGGCTGCACAGCCGTGGGTGGAGAAGGAAAAATGTAATCTTTCGGCAGCCCATCCTGAAACGGATATCTGCGATGATGTTGTTCAGGGAGGGGAAAAAGGGGAAGGGGTCTATGAAGTTGGCACGATTGAATATCCACTTCATCCGAACTGCCTGTGCTACAAGACCGCAGTGCTGATGGATGAGAAGGACTTCACGTCTGATCTGAATAGCTGGCTGAGAGGGACCAGCACGTGGCCGGAGATGGACTCTTATGCGGAGCTGATCGGCGGTGATGTGAGCCAGTCCATTCTGCCGAATGCGGTGAACCTGGCGGTGTGGCTATTTGGGGAAGATCTGAGTAAATGGGTAAGTGGTAATTAGTAATTGGAGATTGATGAATGAGCCTGAGCGATGATGTGAAAACTCTGTTTGAAGATGACGAGGATCTGATGGATCTGCTGACCGGTGGGGTCCACAATGACGTGGAGGAGATCAGCAGGCAGAACACGCCAACGGCGTTCGATGCCAATCAGGAGCTGATGCCGTGCGTGTTGATCAAGTTTGGCACGGAAACGAGATTGAGGAGCGGTATCCCGAATTCCGTGCAGACGCCGCTGACGATCTATTTTTATCAACGCGATAATTATGACGTGATCGAGCCAGCCATCACTTCAGTGTTCGATCTCTTGAATGAGAAGAAAGTTGGAACGAATGTCTGGAATGTTGAGTTCGATATTGCAGTGAGTCAACAGCGTGACGTGGCATTGGATTGTCCGCTCGGCATGCTGAGATTTGTAGCCAAAAGGCTGCGATAATTTTATGATCCCGACCCCCACCCTGCCCTCCCCCAAATACGGAGAGCACGGATTTGGGGGAGGGAGAAATTGATAAGGAGATTGAAATGGCACTAACTGATAACCCGAAACCGTTCGGTCTGAGCGACGTGAAACTTACGTCAATCGATGGAACCACTCAGGCGGATCTGCCCGCATCCACGAAGCTGACGTTCAAGGAGCGAGTCAAAAGCGCAGAAGGCCCGGGCGATGACATGCTCTCGGTCGTGGTCGCTGTACGTGACGCGGTGGAATGGGAGCTGGAAGCCACCGGTTTGCCGCTCGAAGCGC